CTTTGCCAGACCGCGCTGGGTAAGCGTTGACAGGTTGATGAGTAAATCAGTTTCAGCGCGATCAATTTCTCGCTGTGATAGTTTGCTGTAACTTGTTTGTTCCATTTCTTAAGATTTCCAATAGTGAATAGCTAGTTGAAAGGTATGCGTGGAAACGCATATGGCCTTAGTTGGTCAGATATATTGGGACTCGCTTTGTCAGCGACGTAGGACGAATGTCCATTGTGAAAATAGCGGTGTTACTTATGCAGCCAGAAGGTTCTTTTTGCTTATTTCAAGCATTTCGCTTGCTTGATATTTGCCACCAGAAATCTCTTCGATTTTTGATGCGTATTTAGTTTTCCCAAAAAACTCAGTCTTAGGGAGGAAGCCGTTTTTGAGCCACTTATAGACAGCCCTTTCGCTAACTCCACAAGCCTTCGCAACTTCAGGGATGCCGACACCTTTAATCGGCTCATCAAGATTTTGCATAGGAATATCCTTTTTCGTACTTTCAGTACGTATTATGGTTGAACTGAAAGTTTTTGCAAGTGCTTTAGTATCGTACTCATGGTTCAGAATGAAAAAGTGCGCAAAGAATTCGCCCAGCGGCTAGCGCAAGCCTGTAAAGAAGCTGGTCTTGATGAACATGGTAGGGGAATGGCTATAGCCCGTGCCCTTTCTCTTTCGTCCAAAGGCGTTAGCAAATGGTTTAATGCTGAGTCTTTACCGCGTCAGGAAAAAATGAATGCGCTTGCGAAATTTCTAAACGTTGATGTTGTTTGGCTTCAGCACGGCACTTCGTTAAATGGAGCGAATGATGAAGATACTCTTTCATTTGTTGGCAAATTAAAAAAAGGGTTAGTGCGCGTGGTTGGTGAGGCAATTCTTGGTGTTGATGGTGCCATCGAGATGACCGAAGAGCGCGATGGGTGGCTCAAAATTTATAGCGATGATCCAGATGCCTTTGGTCTTCGTGTGAAAGGAGACAGCATGTGGCCCAGAATAAAATCAGGAGAATATGTACTCATTGAGCCTAACACCAAAGTATTCCCGGGTGATGAGGTGTTTGTCAGAACCGTTGAAGGACACAACATGATTAAGGTTCTTGGCTATGACAGAGATGGAGAATACCAATTTACAAGCATTAACCAGGATCACAGGCCTATAACGTTGCCTTATCATCAAGTAGCAAAGGTGGAGTATGTAGCTGGTATTCTGAAGCAATCTCGCCATCTGGATGACATCGAGGCAAGGGAGTGGCTGAAAAGTTCGTGACTTCATCGTCACATAGCTGGTAACCAGTGGCCTGAAGAGACGTTTGGGTAAGGAGGATAGATGGCGTTCAATGACCTTGAATATCAAGCAGTAAAAAAAGAAGTTCACCAATTCATTGAAAGCATAAGGCCGCCTGAACATATCCGCAATGAACTGGATATTGTTTATAGCATCAATGACCAAACGATAGATATCGGCGAACAGCGCCCCGTGTGGCAGGGCAATCCAGGTGAAACAAACATCCTGCCATCAGCAAGAATCAAGTACATACGTTCTCTGGATAGATGGAAAATCTATTGGATGCGGAAGGATATGAAATGGCATCAGTACAGTACTGAACTTTCGCTGACTGATGCGCTTGAGCTTGTGCGTGCTAACCCGGATTGCTGCTTCTTCGGATGAGTGAAGAGACGTTTGGATGATGGATGGTCGCAGAGATGCGGCCTGATTCTAAAATAGGATATAAAAAATGAGAATACTAGGTGTTAGAGCGGCGCCCAAAGTTACATCTTTTGTTGTATATTGCACTAATGAGTCTGCACTCAAATGTGTTGATGTTATTAAAATACCTTCGACCTTAGACACACCAGAAAAATTAAAGTATGTGAGAAATAACATCCTCGACATTCTTAATTTATATAATGTTGAATTAGCTGCCATACGCGTTACTGAATCAAACTCTGATAATCTTAGCATTGACCGCCTTTATATAGAAGCTGTTATTCAAGAAGCATTTTCAAGCAGTGATGTAAGAAAATATTACACTATTAGAAAATCTGGCATGAAATCATCATTGAACCTAACAGAGATCGAGTATAAAGAAATATTGAAGTCACACCGCAATATAAATGGAATCGATAATTCTGGTTTTACAACTGAAACAAATGAAGCTGTTTTGGCTGCACTATCTGCGGAGGTAAGGGGATGCTAACTCCATACAAAAGAGCTGATGTAGAATTCGAATGGATTAGTGATCTAGAAGAACAGGGTTGTTTTTCAAAAGTATATCTGGCTCATGACAGACACCTAGCTCATGACTTGGTGATTAAAGAAATAGAAAAAAAAGAAAACACTAACCACGACGACTACTTTAATGAAGCAAGGCTTCTCTATAAACATGCACATCCAAATATTGTGCAAGTTCAGTATGCTGCTCAATGTGAGAGCAATATCTATATAGCCATGCCATTTTATCATAATGGTTCGCTAAACCAATTAATGAAAAAAAATAATCTTACAAGCAGGGAGATAATACGGTATTCCATTCAATTTTTAAGTGGACTTTATCATATACACTCAAAAGGTCTTATGCATTTTGATATAAAACCTAATAACATTATGATATCAAACAGAAATGAGGCCATGCTATCTGACTTTGGATTATCTCAGTTAGTCAATGAGGAATCGAGAGCTGCGCCTGAGTTTGGATATCATTTTCATGTGCCACCGGAATATTTTTCTTTATCAACAAATGATTATAATTTCACATATGACATATATCAGGCAGGATTAACCATATATAGAATGTGTGTTGGACATGATAATTTTGAAAGAGAAAGATCTGCATTTAGCACGATTGAACAACTCAGAGAGTCGATAATTAATGGCTGCTATCCATTAAAAGAGTATCCTCCCCATATACATAAAAAATTAATAACAATAGTGAACAAATGCATTCATGTAGATCCAAATGAAAGATATCAATCCGTACTAGATGTACTAAACGATCTCTCAGCTATAAGTGATGGCGTTCTTGACTGGCGTCTACAGATGACGAAACCAACTAACGGCACATGCGAATGGCAAAAAAAGTCTGGGGACGCTATACTGTCTATAGTTTTTGACGCAGAAAATTCGTCTACTACTGGTTTTCGTTTATACGATGATGGGCGGAAAAGGCGTGCTACGAACTTAACAATATCCTCAGGATGTACCCCTACAAAACTGTATAGGTTATTAAAGGATAACTGATCATGAAAAAGCGCGAGGAAGTAAGCAAGCTGCCTCGCAGACGTGATGCAGCATTAGCGGTTCCCTACAAAAAAGATGAGTTCATAAGCCCTTCTGATGACAAAAAATTTTCAAAGGCGAAAAGTTTTACATCTACATCTCTAAAAGATAAATACTTTAAAATCTAGCCCGGCCTCAGCGCCGGGTTTTCTTTGCCTCACGTTCGCCCACCTAAAAAACATAACCAATTGTATTTATTGATGTAACTCGCTAAACCATGCAGTTATGATCCCTGCCGCATAACCTTCATCAGCCACATTTTCAAAAATAAATTTCCTTATATATCAGAATCATACTTCGTAGAGTTAATAAATCACCAAAATTCGTACCAATAGTTCTTGATAATGTCGAACTATTGGTTCATTATTATCGTCGTCAGCAGGACGCATTACTCACCAGGGCGGTGAATATACAACGATTCGAATATGAATCTACGGCGCTGACAAAGCGCAATAACCAAAGTGAACTTTGGGGTGTGGTGAAGGGTTCATGGACGGGAATATGTCGCACGTAAAGCGGCGAGGCCTGCGGGACTATTGCCGAATTGAAGTAGGCCGAAACAGGTCGAAATGGGTCTCCCACCTACCACACCACCAAAGTTCATCAGGAGGTCTATATGACACGCAGAACTCAGTTCAAAGGCAATTCACGTTCTCGTCGTCGTGAGCGTTTAAAGGCAAAGGCATTAGCTAACGGCGTACTGGCCCGCGAAGAAGCAATAAGTTCAGAAGTATTACACCGCCCTACTCTAAGCAGAGCGCAGATTCAGGCTAAAGGTACTCACGAAACGCCTGAGCGCATAGAAGACGCTAAGCCAATTAAGTTCATGGCACAGGACGTGATCTGGCAACAGAAAGAATACAGACGCAATCTGGAGCGAGCGGCCATTGTGTACGCGAATGAGTTTGGACATAAGCAACCAGAAACTGGTGTATGTCTTCCAAACGTAGCCATTTACGCGGCAGGCTACCGGAAATCAAAACAACTGACGGCGAGGTGACTTGTGTTGGTCGCCAGAAAATGAAATTAGGCAGCAAACCACTTATTTGAGGTGAGATATGACAAAATCATGGAGCGTACCTTTTCCTGAATCAGAAACTGAACATGATGGAATGCCTGTTTTCTGGAGATTCCAGGCGACAGTTGAAGAAGATGGGATAAAAATATTCGCACTTCAATATATAGCTTTTCATCAGACAGAGCATTATGCATGGTTGGTTCCTGCGCATTGGATTGTTAATTTTAAACCAGCACCAAATCAGTGGTTACAGGAATGGAAACAAAGGAGAAATAGATATGCAATTAAGAAAGTAGCAAAAAATGCAGAAAGATCTTTTGCATTCCCAACGAAGAAACTTGCCATTGAAAGTTTATTGCGCCGGAAGAAATACCATTTAATGAGAATCAAACAAGATTTGGCTGTTGTATCAACTCTTGTTGATGGTATGAAGAATATTGATACATCAACACCAGATATTGAATATAACTTTGGGCACAACCAAGAAACAGAAAATTGGGTATTTTATTAGTACGAATAAGCACTGTGTATTCATTCCAACGAGTGAATACACGGAGCAATGTCGCTCGTAACTAAACAGGAGCCGACTTGTTCTGATTATTGGAAATCTTCTTTGCCCTCCAATGTGAGGGCGATTTTTTATCTGTGAGGATATGAACAGATGTCAAACATCAAAAAATACATCATTGATTACGACTGGAAAGCATCAATAGAAATTGAAATCGACCATGACGTAATGACAGAGGAAAAACTTCACCAGATTAATAATTTCTGGTCAGACTCTGAATACCGACTCAATAAACACGGCTCTGTATTAAATGCTGTATTAATCATGCTGGCGCAACATGCTCTGCTTATAGCAATTTCAAGCGACTTAAATGCATATGGTGTTGTGTGTGAGTTCGACTGGAATGATGGAAATGGTCAGGAAGGATGGCCTTCAATGGATGGTAGCGAAGGAATAAGAATTACCGATATCGATACATCAGGAATATTTGATTCAGATGATATGACTATCAAGGCCGCCTGAGTGCGGCTTTACCGCATACCAATAACGCTTCACTCGAGGCGTTTTTCGTTATGTATAAATAAGGAGCACACCATGCAATATGCCATTGCAGGGTGGCCTGTTGCTGGCTGCCCTTCCGAATCTTTACTTGAACGAATCACCCGTAAATTACGTGACGGATGGAAACGCCTTATCGACATACTTAATCAGCCAGGAGTCCCAAAGAATGGATCAAACACTTATGGCTATCCAGACTAAATTCACTATCGCCACTTTTATTGGCGATGAAAAGATGTTTCGTGAAGCTGTCGACGCTTATAAAAAATGGATATTAATGCTGAAACGGAGATCAAGCAAAAGCATTCACTAACCCCATTTCCTGTTTTCCTAATCAGCCTGGCATTTCGCGGGCGATATTTTCACAGCCATTTTCAGGAGTTCAGCCATGAACGCTTATTACATTCAGGATCGTCTTGAGGCTCAGAGCTGGGCGCGTCACTACCAGCAGATCGCCCGTGAAGAGAAAGAGGCAGAACTGGCAGACGACATGGAAAAAGGCCTGCCCCAGCACCTGTTTGAATCGCTATGCATCGATCATTTGCAACGCCACGGGGCCAGCAAAAAAGCCATTACCCGTGCGTTTGATGACGATGTTGAGTTTCAGGAGCGCATGGCAGAACACATCCGGTACATGGTTGAAACCATTGCTCACCACCAGGTTGATATTGATTCAGAGGTATAAAACGGATGAGTACAGCACTCGCAACGCTGGCAGGGAAGCTGGCTGAACGTGTCGGCATGGATTCTGTCGACCCACAGGAACTGATCACCACTCTTCGCCAGACGGCATTTAAAGGTGATGCCAGCGATGCGCAGTTCATCGCATTGTTGATCGTCGCCAACCAGTACGGCCTTAATCCGTGGACGAAAGAAATTTACGCCTTCCCTGATAAGCAGAACGGCATCGTTCCGGTGGTGGGCGTTGATGGCTGGTCCCGCATCATCAACGAAAACCAGCAGTTTGATGGCATGGACTTTGAGCAGGACAATGAATCCTGCACATGCCGGATTTACCGCAAGGACCGTAATCATCCGATCTGCGTTACCGAGTGGATGGATGAATGCCGCCGCGAACCATTCAAAACCCGCGAAGGCAGAGAAATCACGGGGCCGTGGCAGTCGCATCCCAAACGGATGTTACGTCATAAAGCCATGATTCAGTGTGCCCGTCTCGCCTTCGGATTTGCTGGTATCTATGACAAGGATGAAGCCGAGCGCATTGTCGAAAATACCGCATACACTGCAGAACGTCAGCCGGAACGCGACATCACTCCGGTTAACGATGAAACCATGCAGGAAATTAACACTCTGCTGATCGCCCTGGATAAAACATGGGATGACGACTTATTGCCGCTCTGTTCCCAGATATTTCGCCGCGACATTCGTGCATCGTCAGAACTGACACAGGCCGAAGCAGTAAAAGCTCTTGGATTCCTGAAACAAAAAGCCACTGAACAGAAGGTGGCAGCATGACACCGGACATTATCCTGCAGCGTACTGGGATCGACGTGAGAGCTGTCGAACAGGGAGATGATGCGTGGCACAAATTACGGCTCGGCGTCATCACAGCTTCAGAAATTCACAACGTAATAGCAAAACCCCGATCAGGAAAGAAGTGGCCTGACATGAAAATGTCCTACTTCCACACCCTGCTGGCTGAGGTTTGCACCGGTGTGGCTCCGGAAGTTAACGCTAAGGCTCTGGCCTGGGGAAAACAGTACGAGAACGACGCCAGAACCCTCTTTGAGTTCACTTCCGGCGTGAATGTTACTGAATCCCCGATCATCTATCGCGACGAAAGTATGCGCACCGCCTGCTCTCCCGATGGTTTATGCAGTGACGGCAACGGCCTTGAGCTGAAATGCCCGTTTACCTCCCGGGATTTCATGAAGTTCCGGCTCGGTGGTTTCGAGGCCATAAAATCGGCTTACATGGCCCAGGTGCAGTACAGCATGTGGGTGACACGAAAAGATGCCTGGTACTTTGCCAACTATGACCCGCGCATGAAGCGTGAAGGCCTGCATTATGTCGTGATTGAGCGGAATGAAAAGTACATGGCGAGTTTTGACGAGATGGTGCCGGAGTTCATCGAAAAAATGGACGAGGCACTGGCTGAAATTGGTTTTGTATATGGGGAGCAATGGTAATGAAGCATCCTCACGATAATATCCGGGTAGGCACGATCACTTTCGTCTACTCCGTTACAAAGCGAGGCTGGGTATTTCCCGGCCTTTCTGTTATCCGAAATCCACTGAAAGCACAGCGGCTGGCTGAAGAGATAAATAATAAACGAGGGGCTGTATGCACAAAGCATCTCCTGTTGAATTAAGAACGAGTATCGGGATGGCACATAGCCTCGCTCAAATTGGAGTCAGGTTTGTGCCAATACCAGTAGAAACAGACGAAGAATTTCATACGTTAGCCACATCCCTTTCACAAAAGCTGGAAATGATGGCGGCGAAAGCAGAAGCAAACGAGAGAGACCCGGCATGACAACAACAGAATGCATTTTTCTGGCAGCAGGCTTCATATTCTGTGTGCTTATGCTTGCCGACATGGGACTTGTTCAATGACACCTCAGCAGGAAAACGCCCTTCGCAGCATTGCCCGTCAGGCTAATTCTGAAATCAAAAAAGCCAGACAGCAGTTTCCGGATAAAAACGTCGATGACATTTGCCGTAGCGTACTGAAGAAGCACCGCGAAACGGTAACGCTAATGGGATTCACACCGACTCATTTAAGTCTGGCGATCGGCATGTTAAACGGCGTCTTTAAGGAGCGATGAACATGAAAAGCAAAATCATCAGGGAGCTACAGGCTCCTTTTTTATTGTTCGCATTCACCCTCAAGCGTATTAACCAACAATTCAGGGATTAATGGAAGATGGCAGACATCATTGATTCAGCATCAGAAATTGAAGAATTACAGCGCAACACAGCAATAAAAATGCGCCGCCTGAACCACCAGGCTATATCTGCCACTCATTGTTGTGAGTGTGGCGATCCCATAGATGAGCGAAGACGCCTGGCCGTTCAGGGTTGTCGGACTTGTGCAAGTTGCCAGGAGGATCTGGAACTTATCAGTAAACAGAGAGGTTCGAAGTGAGCGAAATTAACTAGAAGCCAAAGATAAAATCATCGCTGAGCAGGAGAAAATCGCTAACGGAGAAAAGACAGTAAGTCAGTATATGAAAACCGCATGATATCATCAGATAAAAATCGATCGTAAAGCGAAATATTAATACCAGAATAAACGAGTCGAGGTAAATTATATTACCTCGATAAATTAACTAAAACTTGCCCGCTATATACTATCTCATTCAGTATCATCACGCGCGGTCTGTGCATATGTTACTACCGCACCTAATGTATTAATTTTCTTTTCAACATAGATAATATTATCGTACTCATAATTGCCATACGGATAGCAAATGCGAATATTCTCATGTAGATCGGGGTCATCCACCTCAGCTCCAGAACAACTTTTTGAACTACCGGAAGTATACCGATACGGTGCAACATAAGACGATGTCTCTCCAGGCAAAAAATAAGTTAGTGTTGTAAGGGGTATAATCAGAAAAAATCCAGCAAATATGCACATCCCTGCATAAACCTTAAGGTATGCTGACAGACTCTTCCAGCCGCTTTGTTTTACTATCCCCTTCTTAACCCAAAACAGAGATAACAGAAAAGCTATTCCCATGCTAAACAGAATGTAATAGTGGGATATACTCTGATTAAGAAACGTGACCCTGTAAATATCTGCCCGCCACCAGAAGAAAAGGAAAATAAAGATCAGGCCTAAAACTGTCATGCAAATCAAATAAGGATACGAATCTTTTTTCATGTTTAGCGCCCATAAAATTTTTCCTGCCCCGGACAAATTTACCATCCATTTTTTGCGCAGAAAATAGCTCATTACTTACTGCACAATAATACACAAAATTGCGTAAATTTTTTGCATGGATTTTAGCTCTTTCAGCCGACGTTTAAGGGGTAAATAGCATTTCCTAAAAGCAACTGCACCAACCCAACAGAATGAGCTACCGCTTACGTTGAGAGCAAAAAAGTGTATAGCAGCAATGAACAGCATCCTCGCACTGACGAGGATTTCTTTTATCTGAACTCGCTACGGCGGGTTTTGTTTTATGGAGATGATAAATGCACTTCCGAGTCACAGGTGAATGGAATGGAGAACCATTCAACAGAGTTATCGAAGCAGAGAACATCAATGACTGCTATGACCACTGGATGATATGGGCGCAGATAGCACATGCAGACATAACCAATATTCGAATTGAAGAACTGAAAGAACACCAAGCCGCCTGATGGCGGCTTTTTCTTGCGTGTAATTGCGGAGACTTTGCGATGTACTTGACACTTCAGGAGTGGAACGCACGCCAGCGACGCCCAAGAAGCCTTGAAACAGTTCGTCGATGGGTGCGCGAATGCAGGATATTCCCTCCTCCGGTTAAGGATGGAAGAGAGTATCTGTTCCACGAATCAGCGGTAAAGGTTGACTTAAATCGACCAGTAACAGGTAGCCTTTTGAAGAGGATCAGAAATGGGAAGAAGGCGAAGTCATGAGCGCCGGGATTTACCCCCTAACCTTTATATAAGAAACAATATTACTGCTACAGGGACCCAAGGACGGGTAAAGAGTTTGGTTTAGGCCGAGACAGGAGGATAGCAATCACTGAAGCAATACAGGCCAATATTGAGTTATTTTCAGGACACAAACACAAGCCTCTGACAGCGAGAATCAACAGTGATAATTCTGTTACGTTACATTCATGGCTTGATCGCTACGAAAAAATCCTCGCCAGCAGAGGAATCAAGCAGAAGACACTCATAAATTACATGAGCAAAATTAAAGCAATAAGGAGGGGGCTGCCTGATGCTCCACTTGAAGACATCACCACAAAAGAAATTGCGGCAATGCTCAATGGATACATAGACGAGGGCAAGGCGGCGTCAGCCAAGTTAATCAGATCAACACTGAGCGATGCATTCCGAGAGGCAATAGCTGAAGGCCATATAACAACAAACCCGGTCGCTGCCACTCGCGCAGCAAAATCAGAGGTAAGGAGATCAAGACTTACGGCTGACGAATACCTGAAAATTTATCAAGCAGCAGAATCATCACCATGTTGGCTCAGACTTGCAATGGAACTGGCTGTTGTTACCGGGCAGCGAGTTGGTGATTTATGCGAAATGAAGTGGTCTGATATCGTAGATGGATATCTTTATGTCGAACAAAGCAAAACAGGCGTAAAAATTGCCATCCCTACAACATTGCATGTTGATGCTCTCGGGATATCAATGAAGGAAACACTTGATAAATGCAAAGAGATTCTTGGCGGAGAAACCATAATTGCATCTACTCGTCGTGAACCGCTTTCATCCGGCACAGTATCAAGGTATTTTATGCGCGCACGAAAAGCATCAGGTCTTTCCTTCGAAGGGGATCCGCCTACCTTTCACGAGTTGCGCAGTTTGTCTGCAAGACTCTATGAGAAGCAGATAAGCGATAAGTTTGCTCAACATCTTCTCGGGCATAAGTCGGACACCATGGCATCACAGTATCGTGATGACAGAGGCAGGGAGTGGGACAAAATTGAAATCAAATAA